GTAATCATCAAACTCTTTGGTAACTGTACCAGCATTATCAACATAAGAATTCTTAGCTGTTAGATGGAACTCCATAGGACCAGATACACCTAAATCAAAGTTAAGACCAGAGATTCTTAAGGAACCATCTGTATCAAATTTATTGGCATCAACTGCTAAATGGTAATCTGGTAGTTCAACTGTACTAGTGTAAGCATAACCTACAACCACTTCCCATCCAGTCATGTTAATCCCGTTAAAGGTAGCACTATTGGTAGTTACAGAATCAGCTTTAATAACTGCACCTGCGTTGACACCATTTAAACCAACTGCGTAAAAATTAGTAGCAGCAGTAGGTGTATAAGATAAAGTTAAAACTGTTTTCTCTGTATTAGCACCTCCAGCTGCAGTATAAGTTATAGCTGACGGTACTTCCATGCAATCTAGACAAGCTTCAAACCATCTAGCTACATATAATGGTGATCCAACATTCGTTTCACTACCACCTACAGTATAACTTCTAGTAGCTGTGGCATCTGTTACATATTCATGTTTACATAATATATAATCACTACCATGTTTAGTTACTACATAAAAACTACCAGCAGTATAAGTCATGTGCTGCATAGTACCTATTAAAGTCCAACTATACCAAGCAGACTGATCTCTTCTTTCTCCAGAATCAAAATATTTATAATGATAAAGTTCAGATGAATTTTTCTTACCAAAAGTAACAATACCTAATGCAGTAGAGTTAGCTGATAGTGTAATATCTTTAGGTATATACTCTGGTACAACTCTGGTTTGTTCTAGGATTTTAGGTGGTACATCATCATCCAATATGGTTGCTTCAAATGCTCTAGTATATGCAGATACATTAGAAGTAAACATAACTGATGTACCCATATCTCTAGGTTGTAAAGAGGCATCACATTCATAACTAGCTATCTTTTTTAATCTAGCCGTTTTAGGGCTAAAAATATCTGACTCAGTAAATAACAAGAACTGACCGTTATCACTGAACATCATCACCCCTTTTTGTATTGGAAGTACGTGATTAACAAATGCAGGTTTGATGTCGGATACTGTGATATCAACAGGATTATCATCACTTACAGAAATAGCAGAGACAATAAAGAAATTAAAGTAATCCCCAGGACGACTAAGAACTACCTGTTCATCTGCTATAAGTCCTAATCTATTTCTATGGAAAAATATTTTTTGTATTTTTTTACCATTAAAACTAGGGAATGGGTTGGTTATATCATCACCTACTTCTCTATACTTCCAATAGTTATCATTATTATCAGCATTAGCTGTAGTTTCATCTAATTTTTTAAAAGTAAATGTACCATCACGGTTATTAACTAAAGCATGAGGCATCTTAGCGGGATCTAACCCTTTGACCATAGGGTCACTACCATCTGAAAAGTTATGTGGTCTAGGACATTCTTCCCATTTACCACTACCTTGCGTACCATTATCAGCTATAAATTTAACATAATAATTATCAGCATCTAAGTTCTCTGAGTTAGCTACTTGTGCTACATAACCGTGTTTACATTGAGCTGGTAACCTACTAACATCCTGAGCTGTATTACCTATTATATTCATCTGCTCATTTACAGCACCTCCGAGGAAGTTTACTGTAGGTGCAGCACTACCATAAAGATACATACCACTACCAATCACTTCAGCTGTTACATTAGTTAAACTAGCATTTATAGAAGTAGATAAATTCTGAAGAATATTTGTCATACTAAGCTTACCCTCATCAGGGTTCTTAGGTGTACGGTACCAACCTAAACCAGCTACATCTTGATAGGTTTCGACTTCTTCTACTCCAGCCACATTAATTCTATAGAGAACACCTTCAACAGCAACATCATGGGTTTTAGCTAAAGCTGCTGTCTTACTCTCATTTGTTATAAGACCCCCACTTTTTAATGTTACTTGTGCAGTATATCTAATTCTATAAACTTGTGTATAACCTAAAAAATCACTACTTTCTGTTCCTGTACCATCGTAATTAGCTGTATTACTATCTACATAGCTAGTAGCATTGACTACTATATGACCTGTAATATCATGGCAATCAGAAGTAGTAAATGAAAATTGAGCTTGACCAGCGTGTCTACTATCTTTATCATCATCATCCCATGTATTCCCAGTATCATTATTACCAGTTGGGGAGTTAGCAACTTTACTTACATTTATTGCTGTAACTCTCCAATATTTTCTAGGAGTAGGTGGAGTACTTCCTGCATATAAAACATATTCTGTATTATAAGCAATAGTATCTAACCTAGCAAAAGCGTAGTCCCCATTGTTGAGAGGAGTATCAGTGTTCCCAGTCGTACCAATCGTTTGTTGTGGATTAGTAATGATCGTGTAGTCTTGTATTGTTTGTATAGCATAAGGTTTTGTAGTACCTGATTGTTGCATATAAGCAAACAAAGAATCACCATTAGAATTGGTGAGAGTTTGCTCTACTCCAGTTAAAAGGTTCCAAATTCTTATAGGTTTAGTACCGCTATAAGTAGAAGCAGCTGTCATTTGCACTAAATATTTTTCATCACCATCTCTAATTATCTCATACCAATACCCATCTGCATTAACATTGGTGAGTTTTTTCACAAACTCTCCAGGAGGTCGCTTCATTAACCCGAAAGTTACGTCAGGGACAGCGTTATCACATACTCTGACCTGCCCAGGAAATTTAATTGTGTCGGGTTGTTGAGATACTCCTCCTAGAAAGTTAGGAATACGTTGATTTACTGCTGGCATTACCTTCTCTGTAGAACTTTATATGGTCGGTAAACAGTACTAGCATTAGTCCTACCTTCTTGGTTATTGAAGATATTATAATCACCTTGGACAGTATCATACTCCAACGCTACAGCCCTTGCTTGGGCTTCATCTGCTGAAATGAGTTCTGCTGCCTGTGGGTTGTTTACCATGCGGTTAGAAGCGATCCTAGAGGCTCTGACGGTTATATAATCTTGAAATACTTGTGGTATATCATTGTAATTTACCATCCAAATTATATCGACATATATTTTATCATCAGTTGCATTTTTAAATTCAAATGTATGATCATGTAAATCATATAATTTCTTGATGCCATTATGCTCTCTCCTGACAGTATCATACGCATCAGGATGTCGGAATCTATTAAGGTCTATTTGTAATACATTATCAGGGACAATACAATGATTGCTTGAATCTAATGTAATTGGGTATTGTGTTTCAGTATTGAATTTCCAACCTTCTGCTAATATCTCACGGCAGACTTGCTGCAGAGTTTTCTGTGCAATAGCCACTTCAGGGCTTTGTACACTTAAGGTATTAACAGGTGACTCTCCAACACTCATCAATATAGAGTTTACTGCATCCAGTTCGGTGGACGCTCCATATGATATGTTTGCCATAAGAATAAAAAAGGGGGCAAAAGCCCCCGTATATAATGAATAAATTATTAAGCGTTAGCTGGGTATGTAGCACCAAACGCAGCTGGCTTAGTAGTTGTACCTGCGAACAGTTCAACACAAGCTGCTGGGTTAAGGAAGTCGGCTCCCATAGCGAGTCTTCCAAGAATTACATCACCTTGGTAGATTACGTTTATGTCTCCGCTTGTTACCTGAACTTGTGGTCCCATTGCTTCAACAACACCTGCACCTTCTCTTTGGAACACAAGTCCACAAGAGTTAGCAAAGTCGGTAGCGTTACCGTAGTTGTTGTTGATACCTGATACAGAAGCACGTCCGTCTTCAGTAGCTACGTCAACGAATGAACCTGTATTTCCAGGGTTCACTGTGTCAACATCAGTAGCAGCAGAAGGGCTTGATCCAGGTGCGTACTTAGTACCGTACTTACTGAAGAATGGTACGTTCATTGATTTGTAGATATGAATACCTGCAATCTCAAGAACACCTGTACCACTTTGTAAGGCATCACCTTGTACGTCTCTGTTAATCAAGTTGTTGTTTGCACAATCTTTGATTAGTGCGTAGTACTGTCTTGGGTTAAGAACAGCAACACGTCCGTCACCAGATACACCCTTCTCATCTAGAGCCGCTGCGGCATCATAGAAGGCTGTTACTAGAGTAGATGCTGTTAATGCGTCATCAGCATTAGAACCAGCTCCAACTTGGATCTGTGTTCCACCAGGCTCTACAAAGCTAGACTTTGTGATAGGGCTGGCAATACGAGCACCCTTAGATATAGCTCTAAAGATTAGACGGTCATACTTCTCAGCGAGAGCGTAACCAATCTTCTTAGAAATCTCACCACGTAGGTCATAGTGAGCAAGTGTCTCGTCTAATTCATAAACAAAAGCTGAACTAATAAGTAGGTCATCTATTGTTATTGTCTTTTCAGCTACTGGAGGTGCTCCATCGCTGTTACCAAGTATGGACTGACCAGGAACATGGTACTCAGCTGTGGTTCTACCTGTGTAGATGAACTGTAAACTCTTACCGTTTTTAAGAGTTCTCT